TACGCATTCAGCGGTTGTGTGATGGCTCAAAGAATTCCAGTCATTACATCTTACCACGTTATAAACATATGTTCCAACCTTTATCTGATTGCGTGCCGTAAGGTTACGAGAGCCTTTGAGCAGGATGTTATGCGTTGCAGCAGAACCGTCTTTGGCATCTTCACGGTCAACACCACCGGACCTGGGCTGAACGAGGCATTTGACTGTCAGAACGGGTATCCAAGATTGATACACGCCGCCCTGAACATCCTTTAGGGATTGCAGTTCGCTGATCACGGCTGTCTGGTTGAGGAAGTCGTCAAATGCCATTGACCGAATACCTCACGTAAGGAGCTAAAAGGTTAGCAGCGGGATGCTTTGCTGTAAGAAAGGGTGTAGCACCAGATCGCGTGTATGAGTAATCGCCAATTCTTTCGGACTGGAGCGAGCCATCATACTTTGAAGAAGAGTACATCCCGTTGACCAGCTGGGCAATTGCGAGTTTTACAGGTTCTGGGCAATAGTCAAAGCCACCCGTGTAATCGACTGTGTAAAAATATTGCAAACTGTACGGGTTATCTTGCTTGATGAATGACTTAAATCTGTTTATATATGGATTGACGAATGTAAGCACGCCTGTAGACGGCTCGAGAACGTATTCGAGATTGATGTCCAGCTTTGTTTCGGTCAGGTTTGTTTCGCTGGAGTTATAGCTGTCCACGTAGCCGCAGGAATCGCCCTTGACAGGGTCGGACTGCTGGTAGATTGCGACTCGGGAAACACTTGTAACTGGCGTTCTGCGGAGGTAGATACGCTGACTTTGATTGATAACGTAACGCTCGGTGACTGTGTCCGATAGGAAGATCCGGTTGCAGAACTTCTCTACTGATCTCGAAGCAGCGTCGATATAGACCTGTACAGTAGCCGATGGAGCATCCGCTAGTGAAGGAATATACGTCAGGCATTCGGTTAGAGTCAGCAGAATATCCACGGGGTCTCCTTAAAGCTCTCGAACCCAAAGGGACGACCCGAAGGTCGCCCCAGAGGGCCGAAAGGTGGGAATCAGTTGGTTCCCTTGGTCTCGATGGCAACATCAGGTTGCGGAACCGGAGTCAGATTGGAGTTGTGCAGCAATGCAACACCGTAAGTGGCAGTCCCAGTGGTCGCTACAACACGCATGTAAGGCTTGCTCACAAAAGCGGTTGTGTTTGACACTTGGACAGCCGTGTCCTTGCCTGGGTGGTTGACGCTGATCGCCAGGAACTGGTTTGTCGCCGCTGTCGTAGCAGATGCAGAGATTGCAGCACCAGGAACAGCAGGAACAGCAGTAATTGGCGTGCCAAATGTAGTGGACACTTGGTAACCGACCGTAAGGTCGTTCCATGTCGTGCCATCGGCTGATTCCTGAACCTTGATTGCCGAGGATGCGGCTAGGGCGAAGTTGACCAGAAAGGTCACCCCACCGAAGAGTCCGTTGGCACTGTTTACCTGAACAGACGAGCTGTTTCCCGAGGTAAACACAAGGTGCTTGACTTGAACACCACTTAAGAGCTGATTATGACGTGACATATGGTTCTCCTCTTGTGCTTATATCAAGATACCTTGATGAATTTGCCGTATTGTTCTTGGATTGTGTCTGCACCCCAACGCAAACGGAAGAGGTAAACACGGCGATTGTTCACGGCTTCGATTTCATTTAAAACCCGTACGGATAAGCCCATACGAATCGGCATGAACACGCCTTGAAGCGATCCGAAGAACGCAACTGCGTTACCACTCGTACCCTGAAGAGGAGCGAACTGGCAGTAGCTGATTGGGAACCCGTCAATCGAGTCAGGAATCGGCTGGACGATGCCAGGGAAGTTCTGACCGCTCTGGAACAGGTACTGACCGTTGGACGCTTTGAACAGGCTCACAGTCTTCGCTGTTTGCTGGTGCATCACGAAGCTGAAGTTTGGTTGAGCGTATTGAGGCAGAATGCTGAACCGCATGGATTTAACCGTATCAGCGTCCAGCGTCGAGCTAGAACCAGATGCAGTCACGAAGCCGAATTTACCTGCCTCGCCACCCGAACTGCTGGAAATCGAGTTCCAGATACCCCGAGGTTGGCCTACACCCGTACCGTAAGCAAGGTGCTTCTCGTAGTGGAGATCAAGCCAGGTTTGCAACTCTTGATTGAAGTAGGATTCCAGGTTGAATCCTGAGTCTTCCAAGAGCGTGTTGGACATCGAAATCCGGCCCATGTATTCATGAACTGGGATCGAAACTTCGCCGAAGGTTGGCTCAAGGGAAGCACTTGGTGTTCCGGCTTCGCCTGTCCACATGCCCTGAATTGGGCTGGTATAGACATCGTCGCGGAAGGTGGTACGCAGCATGACAACACGGTTGCTGTTGGTGGTGATCTGACGAACACGACCTCGCAGGGTTGTTGGGGCTGGCTTACGCTGAATGACTTCGTTGAGCATGTCAGGTGGTACGAAATAGCCAGCACCTTCGTCGATGCCTTCGACCAGCGTTTTGAATGTCCGAGCGTAGTTGTTCTTGAGCTTGTCTTCACCGAAGTGGAGGAAAGCCTTGAAGGCTCGGGCGTATTCTGGAGTCGAGATCGACTTGTTTTGTTTCTCTGTCAGGATGCCCAGACCATCGTCTTGGACCTCACCTGAATCCGAGATCGTTGTGAACCCGGCAGAGCGTGTTGAGCCACTGTAAGGTGTGCCAACAGACTTGTTTGTCAGGTCGCGATAGGAATCGAGGTTTACGGAGTCGAGGGCGTCGGCTTCGTCGATTTTGGCTTTGAGCGTAGGCAGGGTCTCTTGCAAGATTGCCTTGTAGCGAGCTGTCTGGTCGTCGTTGCGATCTTCGTTCAACCGAAGTGCTTCAGCCTCAGCAAAGGCACTTTTGAACTCAGCACGCAATTTTGGCGATGCTGCCATGGGTATTACTCCTTGATGTAGGCGCGAAACGCTTCGAGAAGGTCGTTTAATGGGTCTTCAACTGCAATTTTTGCCTGGGCCGGAGCTTCGGCTTCTTCTTCTTCCGATTCGGATTTGATTCCGGCATCGACAAGCAGAGTTTCAAGCATTTCGTAAGAGGCTTTGACCTGGGCGCACACTTGGGCCAGTAGGTCTGCCGTTGTTTGAGAGATCTTTCGCCCAGATTTGAAGGACGAGATAGCTGTTTGCTCGTTTGCACCGAGTGCGACTGGTGAAATTTCGAGTAGTTTTGCTCGTTTGATCAGGCGTGAACCGCTCTCGGCTCGCATCAGTTCTTCTTCGGATGGGCTGTATCCAGCCTTTTTCCAATAGTCAAGAGTCTCTTTCTTGGTCATTCGCTTGATTTGCAATGGGATAATGCCCACCGACAATTCCTTGACAACGCCTGACGTGATGAGCTTGCGATCTTCCTGAGCTTTGACCGTATCCACCAGAATTGCCTCGAGGAACAGCCCTTTGGCATCCTCAAAGAGTTCGACTGGCTTGCCGATGGGATTCGCATGGTCGTGATTCACGCCACCGATAAACCCTTTGGACATGAACCTCTGGATATCAGCCTTGTAAGCACCTGGTGCGATAATGTCGCCATGATAATCAAGGAAATGGAATGTCGAAGCATAGCCAGCGAACCCGCCAGAGTCGGAATTATCAACCCTCGGTGCTGGGGCCAGCTTGTAAACCAGACTTAGTTCCGGTTCAGACACGATATTTTCCTCGCAATGGATAGATACTCACCTATATATATTAACAGATAAACAATTGTTGATGCAAACTAAATTTTTCCTGGTTCTGCCGTGTAGTCTCCTGCACGAAACACGCTGACCGTCTTCAGGTATTTGTCGTGGGTTTGATCGGCCAAGAGGAGCTTTAGTTGCTGACGGAGTTCGTCCATGACCAGGTCGTCTTCGCTGCTCAACTGCATTTGAGAGGCATGTAGCCAAACACCCAAGAGCGATTGCAGTCGGGAGTGATGCAGGACACAGGCCTGAAAGCCTTCGTTATCTTGAACGTCAATTTGCTCGAGATCGACCAGAAGTGAATCAATTGGAGACTTCTTTGTGACTTCATCGTCGTCGTCTGGTTCTTGAGGCATGTCTGATGGTCCCTATTGCCAGAGCGATGGTGTTGAGAATCACGTACAGGTAGAAATACAGCAGGAACAAAGACCAGGCTACCAATTGAGTTTCGCCCAGGGGATTTCTTTGCGTTGCCAGCCAGTCAGGTCACTGAAAGCCCAGGAATCGCCCTCTTTAAGCATGCTTTCCGCAGTTTTCTTGCGGACCTTGAAACTTCCAGCGGGCATCCAGTCGGGTTTCGGGCCTGAGATCCAGTCGTTGCCCCATGAATTGAGGATCACTGCGGACTCGTCCGAGAGGTCAATCCCAATGATGATCATCTGGTGCGACCATGAGCCTTTGGGGGCTGAGAATCCGTTTGCGTCTCTCGTATAGCTGAACCCTTGATCGGAAGCAACCGTGACGGGGTAGCCAGACGTGATCGCACTGACCAGTTCATCCCAGGAGTCAACCTTGGCGTAAGACTTGATTGGGTGCAGCTTCGCCGTTGGTTCGAGGTCGTCTGGAACACCTTTACGGGCATAACTTGAGCAGCAGAGTGCGGCACTGTATTTCGTAAGATCTACGGATGCATATTTCTTACGGGGGAGAACCCCATATTTCTGCAAATACTGAGCCGCCCAAGCTCCGACAGAGCCTTCCCCTGAAAGTCTTCCACCACCGATTTCGACACGGCTACCCCAGTAGATGGACATGCAGTCAAGGCGACCGGGGTTCTCAGCACCTTTATCTGTTATGTCTTCGGCCACAAGGATTTCTGCCGCCATAGCAGCACCGTTAGCAACGCATGATCCGCATGAGCCTTGATTGTAGATCCATTTGTCTTTGCCCCAGACCATGTCCATGTACTTTGTCAGTATGACAGGCCCAGTGGGAGCGGAGTCCATGAGGTGGGGAGCAGTTGCGGAAAAGCCTTGAATTCCGTTTTCGGAGACGATTCGAGCGACTTCCTGAGGGTCTTTGTGCCAGCCGAAACCGAAATTGAGGGCGTCATAGGGTGTCATACGCCACACATCCCTTCGCATTCAGATGCAAACGAGAAAGCTGATTGTCCTGCCGCAAATCTTGTGTCTTTCTCGAAATCTATCTGGTCTAAAGGCTTGCAGTATCTATGTATCCAAAGCTGGTCACGCATACCTTGATTGCATCTCATTGTTTTATCTCGCAGCATGCGGTCAACTTCTACAGCCTGATTCCATGACTCGGGATCTTCAGTCTTCATCCGCTGCCACTCCACATTGCTGTGATAAGGGCAGAACGTGCATGCTGAACGTGGAGTAACGTGCGGAACCCCGTAATCTTCAAGCCACTTGACGCAGTCGGATCGGCTCATTTCGAGTTCGTAGAGCGGGAATTCGACTTTCCATGGCTTATGAGCGTGGTTTCTCTGGACGCTGAGAACTCGTTTTTGCTCATCATAAGACAGGCCGAAACTTTGGATTATGTCTACGCCTTTGGGAATTCTGCCCCACTTTGGTAAATTCAAAATGTCACGGCGAATTGCTTCCTCAACGACAACGATTTTGTACTCATTCGTGCATTGCCTTCTGACGACACCACCCAGCTTACCTTCGTCGCCCGTGAATGCTGGAATTGAGATATACCTATGACCATCCCCGTTTATGCCGTTTTTGATGTTATCAATTAAACTGCCTCGACTCCTGACTATCACTGGATAGCTCAGTTGGCTTTTCAACCATTCCAAGTGCGAATATACGGATTTAGGCTCGGATTGAACATCAGCAAAAACAGCGTAATCGTACTTAGGAATCTCGCCAATTTCTGCCATCAAAGCGAGTGTGGTTGACTGAACTCCAGCACCTAGATTGAGTATTCGCATTATTTGCTCAACTCCTCACAGGCTTTCTTGATTTCAGCTAATGCCGCCAGCAGTTCTTCGCGTGTCTTGTATCCCTTGCTTGCAAGCAGATCGCCAAGAGCCACGCCAGACCAATGAGTCCGAATGCCATTGTCGTCAGCACTCTTTGCCAATACTCCGATGATCTGAGCCATGTCAAGGCCCAACGCTCCAGCCTGTGCTTCAGTGATCTGTATCGATTTGTCGAGGGCTAATGCCCCTTGCTTGCGTTTTGCCTTGTCAGGCACAGTAATGGTCACTATGGACCAGAACTCGTTTGCAAGGCCTGTCAGGCTCGGTGGAACGGGTCTCTTCTCGGAATCAGGATTCTCCTGTCCGTCATAAGCCTTGACTGTTCCAGATTGTGTGCCGACAACGTATGTTCTACCGCGATCTACAAAAACAACGGAGACTTCCGTTACCGGAGGTACGTTGAAAGAGGGGATCGAGGTTTGCCCAAGTAGCATCAGTGCAGCGAAAAGCATAATCAATCCCACCCTTCCGGCTTGTCCTGGCGTTCCCACTTCTCATACCAGTCGTCATCCATAGACCAGTAGAGGCACAAGGACAAACCGATAAGAATTCCAAGTATGATGTATCCGAAAGTGGCTAACACCCGTATCACAGGCCAGCTGTCGCTGCGGCTACTGCTTTGGAAATAGCGTCTTCACGCTGAACCATTGCGGCTTTAACCGTTTCCTCGTTGAGGCTTACGACTTCGCCCCTGGCGAGTTGCTGGAGCAGTTCCTTGATCACTTCCACGATTAGTGGGGTCATCAGGCGTATGATGAGTTGGGTAAACATTATTTACACGCCCCGTTGGGACAGATGTAGATGTAATTCATTTGTGTTGCCGCTGGCTTGCGATTGAAAAGAAATAGCCTCGGGCGACGACCACCATTACCTGGGCGAGGAGGTAGAGTGATCAGCGGTGATACAGTCTTTTCAACCGTAGTTGTTGTCGTAACCGACTGGACTGGCTTGCAATTGCCTTTAGGGCATTCTGGCTGTGCGGCGTAGAGAAAAACTGTTTCGATAAACATGATTGCTCACCTTTCAAGTGATTAGGCAGATAGAACCGTTTGACCAACCGGCACTTAGATCACCTTACCCTTCTGGGACAGAGGTTATTTCAGGTCGATTGTTTTGTCTGTATCAGTCGAAGAGGATGTGGATGTCGGGGAGGTTTTTGATTGCTTCCGCTCTTTGAAGCTCGTCACTAAGCCCGCAGACGCATATATCACAGCCGCAACGCTGTAAAGCAACTCTGCCCAGCTCAGATCGACATGCACTAGATTCGCCTCCACCCAGCTCGTTGCAACAGCAATTGGACCGATTACCCACCCCACATTTGGGTTCAGGAGATCGAACGAAGGGTCGGGGGTTTGCATCGGCAAGATCCGTTTGAGGTCTTGGGGTGCGGTGCGGTCGTGTGCTGACACGGTGGCGACGGAAGACGACATTTTTAGGCCTCTTCATATAAGCATATTATAACCTGTCACTCGCCCTCTTGTAAATACTTCATCCCAACCTGATGAGCCTTAATCAATGCCGCCAAAGCGGATGCGACTGAAATCACGACTGCTGCTGCCGGACCTACATAAATCTTGCTGAGGTTCTCGAGTATCACGGTTAAAAGGGTCAGAACCAAAGCAGATGCAGATCCAGCACCGAAAGCCTTTAGGAGCGTTGATTTAAGCTCTTCGACGTTGATGTAGCCCTGAAGGCTCGGCAGATTGTTCAGTTCGTCTTCGCTCATGTCATTCCCCCTGCTTTACGTTGAATCCAGATTTGATCATATGTTCTGACACAGATTCGATGCCGGTTTGGTGGATCACGTAAACTTCGGCCAGATAGCGAGCAAAGGTCTGCTGGAAGTCCTGGGTGGTTGTGATTACCAATTGCTTGCCCGATAGAAGCGTTTCCAGTTCAGCCTTGGCTCTAATACCTTCCATTGCGAGCGACTTGTGCATTTCTGGAGCGTTGTAGCCCTTAAGTCTCACGTGCTGCCGTGTTTGCATGTCAAAACCCAGGTCAATCATTAAGACTGCCGTATCACCGTCGATGATTCGTTCAAGCCTGGCTGCGTAGGTGTAGTTGACGACTGGTTCTGGCATCAAATTGGCCTTGGTTTGGGTGGCACTGGGATAACGCTGGGGTTCCAGGTGTAGTTTGGGTCGTCCAGATAGTTTTGAAGAACTGGTGGAGGGGCATTGACAAGCTGGGTGACCAACTGGGCGTGCCGTCTGGAGTCTGCGTTGTATCGCTGAATTGCATTTTGCCGTGCGAGACGTTTTGCTTGTTCCTCTGGCGTTATTTTGGGTTTGCCCCTGAGCCAGTCGAGTAATTCGCGTCCGGTCATTTGGATAGCCCTCTTGGAACAGTGAAACAGTGACCCAGAACGATTCCTACGCCGAGAGCAAAGCTGAGTGAATGCTGATTAACTTCCCAGATCGCCTCGCTCCAGGTTGTGCCGCCGCTTTGCCACTTGATCAGATCAACCAACAGCAGCACGATTGCAACTGTGATCAGGAACACGAAGTTCTTAGCAGCGGCACTAAAGGTCATCAGATTGGCCCGTTAGCTGTTCCGTTGGATGT